CTACCGCTGCATCATAACCAATGACTGTGACAGTGAAGAGATGAGTGTTATCGAAACGTACAACAAGCGTGTGGCGAGAGAGTGCGACTTCGACCGTCTCAACAATGATTTCGGATGGAAGCATCTACCATGCTCCTTCTTGAAAGAGAACACCGTGTACATGATACTGACAGCCTTCTGCATGAATTTCTTCTCGTATTTCATAAGAGCTGTGTCATCCGTGTTCACCAGCTTATCGCCTACGTCAAGAGTCAAGAAGTTTGTGTTCCACTTTATCGCCGTATGCGCCAAATGGACAAGGACGGCAAGAAGATGGCGGCTGAATTTGTATACCGGCATGCCGTATGACAAACTTTCTTTTGGATAGATCTATTTTTTTCGAGGCTTTTGAATTCCAATCCCCAATGGGGAAAGGGGGCGTTGTGTCCTGATTTGAACGTCTTTGGATTTTTATCGTGCAGATATGCGTATGCACACGATAAAAATCTAAAGAATATACGGAAAGACTTTGTCTGCGAATTTAAGGTAGAATAACAACTGAAAACGGACTAAAACAAAGATAATTCAAAGAAAATCAAAAAAAGTTGCATAAAAGTTTGGAAGTATCAATAAAAAGCACTACCTTTGCACTCGCAATTCAGAACAATGGCAATCGCTAAAAATTCACAATTGCAAATTATATGGTTAATATCGCGGAGTGGAGCAGTTGGTAGCTCGCCAGGCTCATAACCTGGAGGTCGCATGTTCGAGTCCTGCCTCCGCAACTACGAATGCTCGGAACAACTTGCTAAGCAAGAAGTTACGAGCATTTTTCGTGCTCTGAATCGAAATGGCTCAGACACAAGCTCAGACACATATTGTATAATCACATTGGTTGGCAGGAGCCGAACAATGTAAAAAAATGTACTCTAAAGCCAAAAATTTCTTATCTACAAGAGAAATAATAGGGTATACCCTTCCGAGGATACATCGGGGTAAATCCTATTACGTTGATTTCTTCGCTTACGATCCGACTACAGACAGATTGAAACGTAAGCGCTACATGCTCGACCGCTACCACAACAGGGCGGAGAGAGAAAAAATTGCAGCCGTGCTTGTCTACAATCTCACACACAAACTTTTATCTGGTTGGAACCCCTTCGTGAACACCACCAACACACGGCAGTACACAGAACTTGGCGTAGTGTTCGACAGATACAGCACCTATATTGAAGCAGCGGAGAAGAAGGGGATACTCAAGCCGAAGACCGCTACCGACTATCGAAGCAGGCTCAAGCAATTGTCTGTTTTCACCGAAGAAGTAGGGGCGAAAATAAAATATGCCTATCAGCTAAATACAGCCTTCGCAGTAGATTTTCTTGACTACCTCATTCTCGACAAGGACCTCTCAGCAAAATCTCGCAACAACTACCGCACATGGCTGTCAGCATTCTGTACATGGTTAGCGGAGCGGAAGTATATCGACCGCAACCCCATCGAGAGCATACACATGCTGCGCGAAGACGAGAAGCTGCGCTCACCGCTTGAGGCAAAAGACCTGCGCAAGGTGAGGGAGTGGACGCTACAGAACAACCCCTCATTCTACCTCGCGTGTATGATGGAGTACTACACCTTCATACGACCAGACGAGCTACGCTATATTAAGATAGGTGACATATCAATAAAGGAGCAAAGCGTGTATATATCGGAGAGTGTGGCCAAGAACCGCAAGGGGCAGGTCGTAGCGCTCAACGACACAGTGCTGAAGCTGATGATCGAGCAGCACGTCTTCGACTACCCATCGCAGGACTACCTATTCGGAGCCAACATGACACCCGGACCGCAGCAGATATATGTGAACCGGTTCCGGCAGGAATGGAATAAGATGCGGAAAGCACTGAACTTTCCGGCATCTTATCAATTTTACTCACTCAAGGACTCCGGAATCAGAGACCTCGCCAACGCCCAGGGCATCGTGGTAGCGAGAGACCAGGCACGCCACTCTGACATATCAGTAACGAACAAGTATCTGAAGCGACCGAAAGTGGTGCACGAAGAGACGAAGCACTTCGTCGGAGACCTATAGTATAGCGTAGAAGTAACCAGTCTTCACGCGGTCGAGCCCCTCACCCGTCACCTCCATCTCTACCTTCTGACACACGAACCGACGGTTGTTGAAGATGTAGATATTGGAGGGGTCGGGTATATCATCAGCGATGAATTTAATGGTGTAAAGGTTGTGCGCATCGATGTCAACCTTTATGCCATTATTTTTTTTCAAACCGCTAACCGAAAGATTTGTAGCTTCGAGCGACAATGAGAATCGCTCGCCAGCCCATTTACTGAATTCTCGGAAGTCAGTATAAGCGATAGGGTAGAGTGACATGCTACCGCTTGCAGGGAACGTCGTAGTAATATTTTTATCAAGGTCGCGCACGGCGCTGTCGGAGAGCATAAGACGCATCGGTTCGTCAGCGGTCTCCTCGCTTGTATTGTCTTCTGTGCCCTGCATGGCATCTTGCACCGACAGATAGTAGTCGCCGTCTTCATCTTCGCTCATACCGTCGAGCAAAGAGTCACCCTCATTAGCGGTTGAAGGCATGACAACATAGCTGTTAGGCATCAAGTCAGGAGAGATAGGCGCAGACGCATCTACACCAGCACGTCGTTTGCGCTGGAACATAGCCACCGGTATCATCTTGATACCTATCGCATTGTCACTCTCAGCGTCGCGCAGTATAGGGTTGAACATACCACACACAGTGCGCTGCTCTGTCAGATCTTTATTCTCCGGGTTGCCATCTTTTGGCAACAACGCCCAAATATAATAAGACAACCCTTGCTTGAATATTGTGCTGCGACGCTCACGAGTAGACATGGCCATAGCTGCAGAATTCATATCCTCCTCGCTGTCAAACTCCTTAATAGGGTATTGCTTGAGAACCGAGAGCGGAATGGACTCGCGCCAGTCTCTATTGCCAGAGCTGTCGAACGAGTATTCAACGTTTGACGTGACGAGGTTCTCAAGCCCGTCCTCGTCGAACTCTGTCGAGTATTCGCCCAGACACTCGTAAGCCACGGCATTGTTGCTTGTGAGCTCATTGGTAGAAATGATGCTCACCTCTTTTTCCAGATCATCGAACACGAATGTAGCATTGAACCGCTTGCGGAACTCCTCGATAAAGGTGTACACCGACCAATGAGGCAGCGCCTCGTTAATCTTGGCTGTACGCCTTGCTGAAGCTATATAAATACGTGTATAAGGAGCAGCGTCGAAGTCGTTGCGCACAATCTTGTAGCCCTCACTCTGCAGAACGCCCTTAAGCACATATATGAGATTTGGCTGCACGGCGAGGTTCCACATCTGGACCATGTGGCCGTGCGGATAATGCACGCCATCAACCACGAGCTTGTTGACATTGACGTGGTTAATATAATTTGACACTTGGTCGTTAGTCTCGTCGTAGATGGGGTAGAACAGAGCCACGCCTGGTTGGCCTACACGGAAATCTTTAGAGAGGTCAACCATTATGAACTTCTTGTAGCGCTCAGCATCGACACGCGTCATGCCAAAGCCCTGGTATTTGGCTTTGTCAATGCCATGAGTAATGTAGACCTTAGGGAAAGGCACCTTGTCGATGAAATGATTCTCAAACTTCGAGTTATACTTGATGCGACTCTTGCCCCCGACAATCTGCATCTTGACAGTGCTGTCAGACACGCTTGTAATCGTGCCCTTGCCACTGATGAAGAGACGGTTGTCGGCGTAAAGCTTGCAGTCGTCGAACGACTTCGAGCGCTTATGTACGTCAAAGCGGTGGATGTTGGCGAACAGCACCTGATTGGCGTGTATCGACATCGGGAACGAGATATCGTAGGTATAAGAACCCGAGTCCTCGATGTATTGGTTGGCATAAGTCACCTTAATCTTGTCAGACGCAGAAGGATATGCGGTCTGGCCGTTGATAGTGCAATATATCATTGTTGAGTGTTGAATGTTGAGTGTTGAATGTTGAATTATGTGCGAGCCTGCATCTTCTTGAAGTTATCGAGGTTCTTGGCCACACCGTGCGGACCATCGATGTAGACCTTAGCCTCGATGCCCTCGGCTATCTGAGCTGAGAGCGCACCGATAGTGTTGCGGGTATCATCGAGCGTAGCCTTAATATCTGAGTTGTCAGTGTTTACCACAACCGAAGGAGCAGACACCACGGTAGCCCCACCTTGCCCGACAGAACGCGAGATGTCGGCAGCTGTAAGCGACGACACCGTGTTGTTGCGCTGCGCCTCGTCGATGAGACGTAGAGCAGGCAGGATGCTTGGGTTGTTGACCGCATGGTGGTTAGCTACGAACTCACCCTCATGCACCACACCAGCCTCACGGCGATAGCGTGAACCGCCCGTAAAGCCACCATCATAATAGCCGGCAGCCTGAGCCTGCTGTTGCTTTTTAATGGTGGCAATCTGGATAGCACCAGCAGCTGCAGCAATGCCGGCAGCTATCGGAGCGAGAACCATATTGGCAGGGTATGGCACGCCCTGCATAGCAGAACTATAGGCTGCAATGGCAGAGATAGCAGTCTGTGCAATAGCTTGTGCAATCTGCATAGCAGCTTGCTTACGGGCATACTTAGACTTGATTTTGGCAACCTCCTTCTCCTTCTTCTCTTCGAGCTTCTTAGCCTTGGCAGTATTGTTGCCGGCAGCATTTATAAGCTTCTCATACTTCTTCTCGGTAACGCTCACCTCGTAGTCTGATTGCGCTGAATAGTATGAAGCCATAGCGCTCATGAGCGGAGAGATAGCATCCATAGCAGCCTGGAACTTGGCCACAAGACCGTTGCACATGTCTGCTGTAGACTCGCCCATAGCAGCCATAGCCTCCTGATGCGAGATAAGCCCCTCCTGCTCCATAGCCTTTATGTTGTCGAGAGTAGACTTGTATATGTCAACATCAGAGGTGACGAAATCCATAATCTTTGAACCCTCAGGATGATTGTCAGACCATGATGCTTTAGCCTTGTTGGAAGCCGTATTATAAGCAGACTTAGCGTTACGTTTGAACTTCTCACCATTGGAGTCGTGCAGCTCTTGCTCAGACTCCTGCTCAGCATAGTGCAGTTTTATCTGCTTGAGCATATCCTGATACTCAGTCTCCTTCAGTAGGCCTTTCTCGTGCAGCAAGTCGAGACCCTTGAGAGTAATGCGCTCCTGCTCCTTGATGTCTTTAGTGGCCCACTCCTCTTTGTATCGGGAGAGCAGGTCGGCATAATGCTGTTCGAGGTAAAGTTGGCGCTCGTTTTCTCGCTGTGTCAACTCCGCACGGGCATCGAGCCACTCCTGCGACCCCTCTTTGAGAGCAGCTATACGATCTGCGAGAGCAGACATGTCTATCTCGAAAAGACGTTCATTAAGCGCTTCCTCGTCATGGTAGATATTGGAATTAATATCGTTGAAGTCGCGGTTGGCAGCTTCAATCTCACGCTGTCTATTAAGCTCGATGTCAGATATTAGAGCCTTAGAATGGTCTTCTTCTCGCTTACGTCGCTCGTCGGCAATCTTCTCCTGCCATTGGCCGTATTCGGTGCCATACTTCTTGTAGACAGCCATCAATGACTCGTAGCCACGTGTTGCGATGTCGTGTTGGGTATCAAGAAACTCGGTATAGGTCTTCTCACCCTGCGAGTACGCCATGATGTTATTGGCTTGCTCTTGGTCGGTTTTATCCTTGGCAGCTTTAATCTCAGCCTGGTAAGCAGCTTTGGTAGCAGCCTTCATTTCACGCTCTTGTTTCTTTGCGGCAGCCTCTCTATTCTTGGTCTCTTTAGAATCTACATAGCTACCCACCTTGGAAGTGTTAGGATTCCAGTCGGGAGAGACGGCGGAAGAGCCAGAACCACCCTTAGCGAGAATGGCGGTATATTGCTTTGCCACAACGACATTTTTCTTGAGATACACATTGATATTCTTGATGCGAGCCTCTACTATGGTTGCACTGTGCTCCGACTCTTTGACAGCTTCATTCCATTGGTCAAGTTCCTTGTGCTTGGCGATATTAGCCTGCGTAGCCACCCTCTGGCCAGTAGGCAGCATAGTGCCGAAACTTGTGTAAACCACCTGCTGCTGAGTGCCGTTGTAATAATCAGGATGGCGGTCAATCTCAGCTTGCACTGCTTTAGCAGAGAGCTTGTGGCGAGAAATCTCTTGGTCGAGGTCAAACTTCTTGCCCTGCAGCTCCACCATTTTGTTATATAGAGCCTGCGCCATAGCCGCATTGTTGAGGTTATCAACATATTGCTTGATTGCCTTGTTGTTAGACTCCACAAGCTTAGCCTCGTTGTTAAGATTGCGATGATAACCTGGCACAAGTTTCTCAAGCGCAATCATAGCACGCTTCTTCTCGTCGTAGCTATATACATTGGAATTAATGATGTTGGTGAGCTGCGACAACCGCGTCTTCTCCTCAGCCGTATTCTGATTAACCTCCTTTTGTGCATCAAGCATATCCTTGTGAGTAGCGCGCATTTTCTGAACGGCAAGTTGATTCTCATAAGCAGCCTTATTGTGCTCTCGTATGGATTTAACGAGATAATAGATGCCAGCACCGAGAGCAAGAACGACTGTCAACAAAACCGCATAAGGATTAGAAATAGATGCTGCCCTCATCTCGTCCATGGCAATCTTTGCCTTCTTGACTTGGAACGTAAGAATGTAGTATGCGGTCTTCAAAGACTTGACTATAGCCACTTTTGCTGTCAGCAAAGCGTTGGAAGTAGCAGTATACGCAGAATATATTTTCTCCCACGCCAAATTAATGCCCAACTGCACAGCTTGAGCTTTATAAACTAAAGTTACGGCTGCAATAGACAAGGAAAGTGTGGTTATAGTGCCAATATGGCCCTTGGTGAAGACAACCAATTGGTAAAGAGTTTTTATCAGTAGACTCACACCACTTATAGTGTATTTGACCACTGGCTGTAGCTCCTTGCCAAGTTCAATACTAAGATCTTTGAATTTTTTCTTGGCGACATCTAGTTGAGCCTGTGCTGAAGTCATCTGTGTATTGAATTCGTTGACGACCGATGAGCCTTCAGCATAAGCCTGGTTAGCTATATCCTGAGCAGTTTTGATGTCAGCAAGTTTGTCGGCCATCACAGAGAATACAGCCACACAACGCGAGCCATCCATGCCCATCTGGTCGAACATAGGAGCCAGCGACTCAAAACCGCCATGTTTCTTCATAGCACCGAAGAATTGAAGAAGAGCCTCATTGGCATCATTCTTAAGAAGGGAGGAGAACTCCTTGACACTCTTACCGGCAAGCGCAGCGAACTTGGCAGGATCCTGGAACATCTTAGCAATTAGATTCTGCATAGCTGTAGCAGCAGCTTCATCCTGCTGCATATTCTGGTCAAGCACAGAAGCGAAGCCCATAATCTGCTGTTGAGTAAGACCAGCCTGTTTGCCTACACCTGCAAGGCGAGCCGTGAAATCGACAAGATAACCAGCCGATGCGCTGCTGCTCTGAGCCAACTCATTGACCACAGAGCCAGTAGCCAGCATTGCTCCACGAAGACCTTTAGTTTTGTCGTCGCCGAACATCTGCGCCAATTTACCAATATTCTTAACAGCATCATCACCGAGGTCGTCGCCAAGTGCTACATTAATCTTATCGGCGGCATCAACAAACTCACCAACAGCCTCTTGGGAAGTAATGCCAAGACGGCCAGCATCGCCTGCCAGCTGGTTGAGTTTTTCGCGCGGAGTGCGAGTATCCATCTTTTTGAATGTCTCATTAAGCTCTTCGACTTGGGTCTTAGTCAGACCAGTATATTTGATCACGTCGACCATCTGTTCGTCCATCAGAGCAAAATCAGCAGAACACTTACGTATAGTAAACGAGACAGTAGAAAAAGCCGCCAAACCTTGCGTAAATGCACCCCAATTGGTATTTAAAAAAGTGACAAATTTATCCCATTTGCTTTTAGACACTTCCTGCTCTTTGCTAATCCCTGCAATCTCCTGCTTCAGCTGTTTAGCCTTTTTGCTAAGTTCCTTAAAAGCATCCGAATTATGATCTGCATCCTTGAGTTGTTCATTTACGAGCTTTAGCGAAGTCTCTAGCTTTCTGAGCGACGAACCGCTGATATTGTTTAGCGTGGCGTTAACAAGCTCATTCTCTTTTTTCCAATTTGCAGTGCGTTGCTCAGCCTCTGCTATGGCACGATTGTACTGAGACATGGTTGCATGACTGGAGCGTTTGAGTTCGTCGAGACGAGCAGTGCAATCAGCAATGCGTCGCTCAAGTTCAGCATATTCCTTTGGAGACGTAACCGCCTTCATCTGTCGTTTAAGAACGCGAGACACGCGCTCTATATCACCAACAGAAGCCGAGCTGAGGTCATTGAGAATCTCAATGGTCTCGCTAACATCTGTACGATAAGCCTTGACATTCGCCTCGGCAGATTTGATTTCTTTGTTGATTCTATTAATATCCTTAACTGTCGAACCATTATCACGAAGAGCTTCTGCTTTTTTCTTCTTAAGATCTTCGACAGTCTTCTGTAGAGCCGCCAGTTCATTTTTAGCTTGCTGCGTATTGAGCGTGACGACCGTTTCGAATTGTTGAGTTGTTGCCATAAAAAAATGCTACTAATGGTTGTGGGACCAAAAGTAGCATTTTTATTGTCTATTGAAAAAGACAAAACGATTTATAATTTAATTTTCCTTAGTCTCTCGTTTTCTTTTTGTAATCTTTCTGTTTTACGTCTGATTTCTTGTATTTTTTGCTCATATTTCATCCTCATTATTTTATCAGACCCACTACTACTAAAGCCACCGCTACAACTTTTTGCAATGGCGACTATTAATATCATTAGAAAATAGAAAAGAAATATAATGTAGAACATATAGCAGACGATTTAAAATTATTACGTCGCAAATATACGAATATTATTTGACGTGACAAAGCCTATCGTCAACTTTTATTCATTTTTCTGTAGACATACGCCATTAATGAAAACAATAGCACCACATAAGCCACTATGACAAGGGCTTCGCCCAAGACTCTATAAAATATCCCCCGTAGCGTTGTCTTGTGCTCCACCGGCACCGAAACCTGCACCGAATCACACCGCAGCGCTGTTTTGTAGACCGTGTCAGCCCTGCTGCTTATGCGGTCACGCCACCGCCACTCGACACGTGTCTTGTAGACAGTGTCGCCCATGGTGTAAGTCTCCACGTACACAGAGTCGTGTATGCGGAAGCTGTCTATACGCAGGCTGGCGTCGTAGAGCGAGTCAGTCTTATTGACCACACGCTCTACAACCACCGGCTTGCACGTTGAGCACCCTGCAAGGCACATCAATGCAAGGATGCCGAAGAAGAAACGGATAAATCTCATACTCATAAACCTTGTAGTTAGTCACGCCCAACCGACAGATACTCTGCCAGGCCGGGAATGCGCTCGATGAACTTGAAGCGCAGAATGTAGTATAGGAACGACACTATCAGCCACGGCGTGGTGTCACGCTTGAACATCTTTTTGAGGTTCTTGAGAATATTGAGCGTGTAGAACCACAGCACCACATAAGTGACGAAGCTCACGCACTGCAGAGCACCCTCGGGCTGGTGCTTCAGATTGCCTATCGTGTAGATGGCACAGCACAGCACGAAGAAGATAGTAGCCTCTGCAATGCAGCGCAGCGCCTTTTTGAGCTCAAAGTCTTCGCGGTTGGCTATCAGACCAGACAGGTAGCCGAAGAAGAAGTTCAGGAAGAACACTATTATCAGCGAGAGCAGGTCGCCCTCGATAGGCTTGAGGAATGCCCAGACGGCAATTGTGATGCCCACGAGCATATGACGGATGTTATCTATCATAATACAAACTTTTAAGCATTAAACATTGAAAATATGAGCAAAGATACCGATTATGCATTGATTGTAAAAAACGGCGCACCCGACAATTCCTAACTCCTAACTCCTAATTCGTCACTCCGCGTAGCGGGAGGCTTCCCATCGTCTTCTCGTCTTCAGCCCTTCCAACTGCCGTCCACCTGCATATACCCACTTCAAGAACTCCGCCTGCACGGCAGCCACCGAAGCCTTCTTCTGTATCAGCTTGAAGAGCGTAGACCCACGGAACGCACCCGTGCCCAGGTTAAAGCAGAAGTCAGCGCAAGCGTCAAACCTCCCTTGCGTCTTGCAGACTTCAGGCACAGCCGACAAGAAGTTCTCAATCGGCTCTAAGTCTTTTCTCAACCACTCCTCAGCCTTCGCCTTGTCGCACACCGTGCGAGCCGTCACGCCCTTGGTATGCCCATACCCACACGTCCACACACCGGCAGGGCATCGGTAAGCCTTAGCCCGATACCCCTCCACCTGCTTTATCTTCTCAATCAATACGTCACTTGCTCTCATATCATAATCCTTTTTTACTCTTTTACCTTTAAACCGTGCTCCAGTACGTCAGCAGCACCATCAATATCGCCGTCACCTCCGCCACAAACCACGGATGAGAGTCTCTATCCCTATATGCCCAATACACGCCGTACAATCCCAAGAGTGCAACCACTATCCTCCAATTCACCGTCAGACACCACGCAGCACTCGCCAATGCACTCGTTATAGCAGCCGTCTTGTGTATCTTACGCTCGCTCTCTTTCAAGAACCTCGGCGCAGCACCCACAAATATCAGTCCAACACAAGCAAAGAACGCCAGGCACTGCTCGCCCAAACCGCTGTCAAGCAAGCACACCATCATCAGTATGCCGAACAGCATCATTACAAGCTGAAACACCCAGCCCCTCTTGCCCAGCAAGTAGTAGATAGAAGAAACCATATCCGGCACACCGTACTTATTAATCGCCACGCAAAGCATCGTCACAAACAGCAATGCCGCCAAAAAACTCAATCCAAACATATCAATCTTTTTTTACTTTTTTACTCTTTTACTCTTTTACTTTTACACTCTCATCGTCAGCACCTCCGGATAGCCTGCGGTATAATCATACCCAAGCACCTCCTCAACCGTGCTCATTTCCGACACCGCCTTCTTGTGTGCAGCCGTCACGTTAAAGCACTCCAGAGCATACATCTCCAATGCCGAGAGCAACAGTATCGCTTTGTCGCACTCCACCACCAACTTCGCATCACTAAGCCACAGCGTAGTAGTAGGCTGTCCCATAGCCTTAGCGATTGAGGTAGAGTTCATCAGGCCCACACGTGTAGCCTTGTCGAGCCAAACACGATCCCCGTTGAGGATAAAGCCGTTCACGGCAGATGATGTGTCCCACTCTGTAATCTTCTCCTGCACCATCTTTTGTACCGCAGCTGTAAGAGCAGCCTCGGTGGTTATGCCTCCAGTCGCCAGCCACACCCCGTCATACTCCCACACCTTGCGCTCTATAGCCTCGGTAGTTGCTACACCGTTCTCGTCAGGTATGCCGCCCACAATCTGAATCTTCTCCCTACCATTCACAAGCAGCAGCACATTGCCTACGGCTGATACCGTCACCCTTGGCTGCTCTTCTTCAAAACAGAACTTTTCCATTCTCTCAAATTATTTTATGATTACACAATTGTTTTACTTAGCTATTATAACCGCGTGATGTCACACTGTACACGGCAAACCATTCGCTCACACCGTCGTTTATGGCAAAAAACGGCTCCAAAGCAAATCTCGGGAAACCTGGTTCAGAATACATTGGGTGGCCTCCCGGCTGCGCGTCAGGCTTTAAATACTCACCATTAGCCAAGTTCACTAACACACCGCCACTCGCTATCGTCTGGCTTGTAAAGTACTTGCCGTTAGCCTTTGCAGCCATAGCAGCAGTCAGACCACGGCCCGAGTCGGCTACATAGGCATTTTGTACTCTCGCTGCCGTGTATCGGTACAGCGTAGTCTTCACCACACCGCCCGTCGGTCTGTGGTTTATAACATCCAATGTCTCTGTATCGTTTTCTTTCCACACGCCCGTATATTCTGTATTGAAGAGCTTCTTTTGTATGGCTTGTGACCCTGCCACTGGATATAGCTTGCCGTCGGGCATATCGTACAACAACGTCCAGTCCGCTCTGTATGCGCTGCCCAACACATCGCTCACGCTGCACAGCTTCACCTCTTCCAGTTTCGCTGTCGTCATACCTTTGGTGTCTATACCAGAAGGGCCGAGGTCATACAGCAGATTACCGTCGTTGTCATAGTACGACAGCACAGCCATCCCCGATGCATCTACACCTATCCGCATGTTACACACACCTGCGTCACCGAAAAAGCGTGCCAGACCTCCGCTTATCTCCACACCAGCTTTAGTACCGCTTGTCATGGTTGAAATGCTCGCTGCTTTAATACCATCCCCGTCTACAACAGCTGACTCCTTGCCGGATTGCGAACGAAACACAGTGTTGTCAGCCGTCAGTATTATGCGTCTGCCGCCAATGTCAATGCCAGCATCAAGCAGCTTGCCAGCCACGCTCTTGTCCTCAACGAAATCGGTCTTCGTCGCACGATACTCAGTCACCGTAGCGCCATATTCGAGCTTGGGCTGGGAGACATACATATCAGTACCTTTGTTGCAACGTATAATCACTTTGTCAGGGACTTTATTGCCAACAACACGCCAGTGCACCCAGTACCGTTTCCAAACATAGTCTTCCTTAAACTCCACCTGCGCATTACCATCCGCTGCTGTGTGCTGGTTAGGACCGTTCACTCTGTCCAATATCTCTACGAACACCTTCTCTGTAGAGTTAGTCCCATAGAAGTAAGCAGTAAATCGACCGCCCTTGCAGCCCTTCGCCATAAACGAGAACATGTAGTCTTGGCCCTGCTTTACCACATCAGCGCCTAAAACCCATTTCAGCATATCAATAGCATTGACACCAGTCGCATATCGAATATCAGTATTCAGCGTCGGGAACCCTTTATATGACTGTCTGTTTATCTCATCGTCGCTGTCGTCTCGTGGATGCAAAGCACTGTAACTGCCGTCTTTTTCTATCAGATTACCACCTACTGACAATGTATCTGTATTGTCCAGCAGATTGCCACCAATGTAGTCAACGTCCTCTGGTGACATAGACCAACCGATACAGTCCTCTCCTTCAACGAGCATAGGCTGACAAATCCAAGCGTTAGTTGTTACTCCTTCCGTCCTGTTGTTAACCCAAAAAATGCACTCGATGAAGTCTTTGAATTTCTCGGTGTCATTAGTGTTGAAGGTGACATAACAGAGCTGCCACTCATTCGCCTGCTTGACAGCAAACAGATTGCCACCGCTTTGTATCACGGAGTCAAGGCGCTCGCCACCAGTTGCAGTCTCCGCCCATTTCGCTTCAATATAGATACTTGCGTCAGTTCTGTCACACTTTACCCAACAAGAAGCTGTGTATGTTTTGTTCTTCTCTATTTTGATGCACTTTGTAAGGTCTGGTGTAATACCCCACCAAAACAAGCCTATGTAGTGAGTAGGTGCTGTTGCAATTACATGAGCACAATTCACGCCGCCAACACCATTCAGCGTTTCTATACCACCGCCATCTTGTGTACCGATTCTTACGCCTCCCTGCCTTCTCAGCGCACTCCCCACAAGCAGATTCTTCCTGCCCACAGCCGTCTGCGACACCTTCAGCGAAATCTCACGTGCGCTCTGCTTGATGGACGAAGTATACTGCGTAAGTTCGTTTGTAGTCTTCAGCGGCAGGGCATTATACTTGTTGCTCACCTCATTGTACTTCGACTCCAGCCCTTTTTGCGAAGTCACCAGACCGCCCCACACAGCGCTCACGCTCACGCTGATAGGCAGATCCACATAGCACGTCTTGCCGTTATACACGCACTTCACCGTCACGTTTGCTGAAGTCCTGCTGATAGCCCTGCCATCAATATTGTCATGAGCTACACTCTTCACCGTCACAGTGCTGCCCGATATATCAGCTTCGCAGCCCACCTTCGTAGTGATAGAGTAAGTACCCGTCACCACACTGCTGCCCTCAAGCATCGTGATAGTCGCAGTGTTGCCACTCGTCGTGTCAGCCCGAGCATTGCCGTTGCTGTCAGTCGTTGCTGAGAACGTCAGAGCAGCAGGAGAGAATGAAGCCGACACAGCATCCTTGCCTGCCGCTCCTTGAGGGCCACGGTCGCCTTGCTCACCCTTGTCGCCCTTATCGCCTTTCTCTCCTTTAAGTGTATGACCTTCTGGGGTAGGGCGAGTGCTGGATGGTTTGGCTGATTGAGAGTATTGCCCCGATTGCCAAGTGTAGCCATCTTTATATATTTTCCACGATGCGTTATATGTAGAGAATACACGATATTTACCACCGCCTCGAAGATACAATATAGGTCTGCTGCCCCAACCTAACTGCTTGTAGCTTACTGGTGAGACAGGACAAAAGTTAAAGGTGTCAGAATAGATGATTGTCTCTGCAAGTGTAGTGCCCCAGCCCGAAGCTTGAGTATCGATATGAAAATCTACAGAAAAGCCTGCCGAATGAGTAGACCATGAAGGTTTCGTGCCGCTATTGAGATTCACCACCACCTTAATTCCTGCAAAACCAGTTTGCGGCAATTGTTCTCCCACAACCGTGTACCATGTATTCTGGTCGTAGGTTGCAGCCGACAAGTCTACCCACACATCCTGCTGCCAGTAGTCCTTGCCGTCAGCACCTGGCTTGCCTTGCGGACCTTGAGCACCAGTATCACCCTTAGCACCAGTATCTCCCTTCAGCTTAGTCCACTTGTAGTCTGTATAAGTCGGCGAGTCTTCACTCTTATTGTCGTCATAAGTGCCGATATATGTAGCCCCTGCAAACATCGTAGTGCTGAAACCAGTCTTGCCGTCAGCACTCGTGGCATAGGCGAAGTGCGTGGTCTTGCCGTTGGCACCAGGCATACCTTTCGCACCGTCAGTACCGATACGGCTCACGCTGTACGACTTCGTGCTATTGCCGTCAGTGTACACCACCTCAGTCTTCGACCACAAGTACTGACCCACAGCTACGCTTGGCATGCTCGTATGGGTGAAAGCCGAGTCGTTAGGCTGAGAATTGCTATTGGTTACAGCATACTTCACCGAAGTACTCTTCACGTTGACGCTCGTGCCGTCCTTGCCTGCCGCTCCAGTCGCACCTGTATCACCCTTCTCACCCTGCGGGCCTTGCACGCCTTGTTCACCCTGTGGGCCTTGCGGACCGACTGCACCATCCTTGCCGTTAGTGCCGTTCTTGCCTTTATAAGCCACGCCATAAGTCGTTGTGCTCTTGCCGTCAGAATACTTCACGACGGTTCTCGACCACAAGAAAGGCTGCGCATCAGTAGCCTGCTTCACGGTCGTGCTCCATCCGCTCTGAGGCGCACTGGTGGCACTGCTGCTAATCTGATACTCCACGGTCGTGCTCACCACACTCACGCTCACACCATCCTTGCCAGGCTTGCCGTCAGCACCATCCCTTATCGCCGCTATCGTTATCTGACCCCTCGCCAATAATGTTGTCATACATTCATCTTTTAGTTTACAGAAAAAATAAGGGTGAGGTGCCCTTATTTAGACACCTCACAAGTAAATGTACCTCTGCCGCTCACGTCAGCGGCAGCCACCGTGACGTAAGGCGTTCTCGATACGTTTATTGTGTCTGACGTACCGTTCCAGTTGGTTGCAACACCGTTGGCATTGTACTTCGTCCACTTGTACGAGAAGCTTGGAGTAGTGCCGTTACCCTTCACCGTAGCACCATCCTCCACCACCTTGCCGTCTTTCCACACACGGGCGAAAAGCTCGGTAGACTGGGCACCGTTCACAATCTTGTCACCAGTCAGCGAGTACACCTCCACAACGTATGGGTCGCTCGCATCGAAGAACGTTACGATAGCGTATGCAGTGTCAGTACCATCCTTGACCGTGCAGCGGAAAGTCTGGAAGTTAAGCACGTCGTTGGCAGAAACATTCAGAGTGCTCACACCACCCTTAGTGCTCACGCTGCCCGAAGACACAGGGCTCCAGGTTCCGGCACTGATATTCAGCACATCCCACGTCATAGAAGTCAGAGAAGTGTCTTGCACGTTGCCACGGAAGAACTTCGCCACGGCACGCAGATTCTTCGTGTTGTTGGTCGAGTCGAATGTGTTGCCGTCGGGAGTCTCAATCTGCACCGTTTGGAGCGCACCGCCACTCTTCGCCAGCGAAATGGTCTTGTAGCCTATACACTTAGTCGTAGCCTTTGTTTCCGGGTCTGTGTATGTGCACGACCACTCGATGTTCTTCACGCTGCCGTTCTTGGCGATGTTGCTTGCGAGGTTAAGCTGGTACGATTTGCCGCTCACTGGGGTAGCTGCCACGCCATCCACCTTCCACGACCAATCAATACAAGCTTTTGACTGAGCCTGGTCATCAGTATTGCCAGTCACGTAGACATGAGCTGTGATAACGTTAGGCTCACTTGCCGAATAGTTCGGAGTGTACACACCCGTGTCGGGAGTGTAAATCTGAGTCTCGCCCTTAGAGCAATGAGTAAAACACTGAACGGCCTTGCCGTCATTGAGGTCAACGATAGTAATCTGACCATTAGCTAATACTTTTGGCATAATCTTATTTTGAATTAAAGTTATATTATTTACTATTAATAGTCTTTGAGTCTGACATGTACACACGACACCCGAATTGCGCCTGTCTGCTCACATCATCACGTGTGATAAGGCAAGTGCGCCCCACGCCCTCATGCAGCCTATTCCACACAGCATCGTCTTCAGCGTCAGCCGACTGTCGCCACCATGACCACGAGCCGTTGCTGATAGTGTCGCTTATGTCTTCGCCATTGCGCAGCAGCGTAGCGTTGAGCGTCATTTTCCCCGAGCCGTTTATCATCACCGTGCCAGTGTCGCTCGTTATCATCACCTGATAAGCCACACCGTCGTCGCCCTTGTCGCCCTTCTCCGCCTTCATCACCAGCTGCCAGTCGGCATTGCCCTCCTTAGGCTCCGTAGTGCTGCCGTTGCTGTTAGTACACAGCCACACACCGTTGCCGTGACTCACCTGGTCATAATAGCCGTAGTTCACGCCACTCTGCCACTCGCCTCTGTAGTTCACTATGTGTATAATGTCACCCATCGGCGACACCCATTCGAACGATGTCGATACAATCCTTGAGCCCTCGGGCGACAGCTTGAACACCTCGCAGCCCTCATGCGTATATCCCACGACACCCTTATACGCCACGATGCGAGGAGTGTTCGGACCAGTAGTCTCCAAAATCATGACACCCTGACGGTCACGCTCGTTAGGGTTCTGGTTGCCGTCAAGCACTATTGTGTCGCCAGCCATGGGCACGTCGCTGCCAGCCTCGCAGTTGTCCTTCGCTATCTCTATCCACCCGAATTTCTTACCGTCATACAACACATTGCCCACCTCGTCAGTCAGCGCCACATTCTCCTCACTCACGGCAGTCACCAGTCGCCACCACGAGCGAGTCGGCTTCTGCTTGTCAGCCAACCCGAACGTCTGGCAGCGAGCCTGGTCACCCACACGCCACAAGTTCTGCGTCGCCGTAGTGCCGTCATCGGCCAGCAGCCAGCAGCGCCAGCCCCTCAGCTTGCCCGCCTCGTCATACAGCTCCTCAGTCTTGAATATCCTGCCGCCCGAACCGCTCAGGTACACATTGCCCCCGGCATACGACAGCTTCCTCACCTCCAGCTCCTGGAATACAGCCTTGCCCCACACCTGCAAGTCGTGAATGTCAAGTCTGAACTTGCCGTCGCCACGGTCAACGATGCCGAACCCCTGTTGCGTCGCCCCGTCGTAGCCCAGCGACACGATACGTCGCAGCACAGCCTCGCCGAAGCCGTCGATGCCACACTCCCCGTCGCCAAGCTTCAATCCCTTCTCGAAGCCAATCACGGCCTTGGCATTGTTGTCGATGTCGTTGCGCAGGAACACGCTTAGATCGAGCTGCTTCTCCACCAGAGCCAGCAGCATCAGCAGCGCATTGCCTATGCGCTGAGCCGTATTGGCATGAGTGCGACGCTCGTCGCGTATGCCCTCTAAGAACTGAGTAATATTATCTGTATTGACAGCCATATTTTTTATAATTGCGAAACACTCCTGTCAATCGTATTCTGTCCGCCCCCGAAGAGCTGCCACAAGAACGACGACACCAGTCCCTGATAAGTCTGCCCGTAATAGGCAGCCTCGAATTCATTCAGGCGGTGCAAGGAGTACATATATTTTTTACTGAACCAGTCACGTTTCTGCCTGTGGTGAGGGTTCGTCTTCCAGTCCTTCAGAAACTTCAAGTCGCCACCGTTGCCACGGCTGTAGCCGTTGCCCACACCACGAGCCACGTAGATGCCATACTCAAGGAAACGATGCTCAATAGTAGTCACCGCACCCGGATGCACCACGCCCTGCACCGATTGCGAGAGCGCACCCGTATCGTACACCGGCGGAGCGAACTGCAGCATCTTCTCCTGCCACATCTTCACCATAAAGTCGCTCCACCCCTGCACCCATCTGGAGTGCTCTGCCTCAGACATGTTATTTAACCCACTCCGCTCTGTCATAGCTTATGTCTATAGGTTGCTCGTTGCGTATCATGAAGTACAGCCCCGTCACGCCGTTGTACGAATATCGAGGCAATTCGTTAGAGTAGACGTTGTGAAGGTCGAGGAACGTAAGGCGCTCATCGCCCAGTTCTTCTCGATCGTGAAGCAGTCGGGAGTGGAACTGCCGGAACAGATTGCGGCACATATTGAGCTTAGTCTCGCGGTCTGTCATGTCATCAGCACGATAGCCGGCGAGTATGAACACCGTGTACACGTCACGACGGAAGTATCCTACACCATTACTGAAGGTCTGTTGCGAGGTCGTGTCGTCAACCATGATGAAGTTACGATGCTTCTTGAAGCCCTGCATAACCCCGTCTATGGAGTCAGGGCCGGAGCATAGGCACGGATAGAAGCCTTGCTCAGAAGCGAGGCGGTTGTCAGTAGCCAGCTGAGTGAAGTATTCGAGAGCAGGAAAGAGGTCTTTCATAATGTGGAATGTGGAATGTTGAGTGTTGAATGTTGAGTGTTAAGTGTTGGGGTATTTGCGCCGGAACTCTTCTGCCTGCTTCGCTTTAGCGTCAAGCTCCGTCAGAGCACGCCAGCAGTCTACAGCCTTCACAGCAGCCTCCTTCGTCACGTCGCCGTCGGTCAGAGCACGCAGCTGTACGTTGATGCTCTCTATCACCGAGAGGTCAGAAATATCGTCGTCGCCTTTTGACTTGCGAAACAGGTGAGGGAAAGCGTAGGACATGACATATTTCACGTGCCCGAACCACGCCAGCACACCCACCCTCTCAGCAGCAGTCAGCGTCAGGTCCGCAGGGCGCGAGCCGTCGGCTTTACGGTATAGGAACGAGGCGAGAATGTCTATCTGGTCCTCGTCACGGGTCGCCAAGTACCGCTGATACCTCTGCTCCATGCACAGATACTCGTGGAAGCTCACTATGCGCCCCGTCTCAGCATCTTCTTGAAGCAGAGCGTTGACAGCCTTAAGACCCTGCACAACCTCCAACCGATTGTCCATCGTCTCCAAGCTGTCAACAAACTGCAGCTGCCCTATGAATGAATGTATCTGCCACGGCTCAAGATAAAACACCCTCCCGCCCTTCGAGCACTTCCACCCCCAGCGGTTTTTCTCGATTAAATATATACCCGAAAATCTGATAAACATATAGGTTTTTACAACCACCGGGTCGGCGAAAGTAGCCAGAAGAAACAGCACGTAGCGCAGCTGCTCTTGAGTCAGCTCACGCCACGAAGTAGGGCAGCTTAATTCCATAATTTTAAGTTTTTTAATTTATTGAACTTTGCAAGTTCAGAAGTTATAGAATTTAAAGAAGTTATAGAAGTTAAAGCCGTATGCCTTACAGCTGGATATTCAGCAAAAAGAGTAATGGCTATAAATTCTAGCGACCTTAGGGAGCGCTAACTTCTTTAACTTCTGAATTCTCTGAAGAAGTTAGCCGTTAAAGAGGAAAGCCGTCGACTCCTTCTTGTTGCCGAACGGCTCCACGTGAGCAGCCTTGTACGCATCGCTCCCGTGATACAGCCGGTATACTTCGCTGTTGCCCTCCAGCTCACGCTCTATACGCCGCCACAGAGCCGTGCCCCGCACGTCCTCGCTGCTCGCAGCGGCACGGTCTGTCAAGTCGCACGTCAGTTGCAGCGCAGTCGTATAAGCCGTCAGACGGTCGTGGTCGTCACGGCGGTAAGCGTCCAGCAAGTCGTCTATCTGCTCGTCGCCGAAGCGCACACGCAGCATCTCGTCTATGCGCTCAATCACCGGCTGCATGTTCTGCCAGTCTTTATACGTGTACGACCCCGAGCTCGCCGACGCAAAGAAGAAGTAATGCTCCGTATATGTGTAGCGTATAGCACGCTCCGCCTTCGCCGTGCAGCCCCACTCTGGCGAGCGCAGCAGGTGCACCGTCATGGCACGCGCCCGGCACAGAGCCGTGCGCAGCTGTGCCTCAAGCGCATCGACACGCTGCTTGCTCGCAGGCGACACCGTGTCGTTGCTCACTATGCCGAACCCCGTAGGCGTAAGCACCAGGTCGAGCTGGCGCAGCACCGAGAGGAAGCCGTCTATGCACACCATCATCTTAAAGTAACGCTTTAAGGCAGTGCTCTCCTCAGCAGCCATAACCTGCTGTATGCCAGCATCGCCAAGCATTGTGATGCAGTAATTGTCGAGAGCCGTATCGATAGCAGGCTTAACCGACTCATACACCTCGTCATGAGCGCTCATACCCACCGGCAGCGACCACTCAAAGTCTTGTTTGTCAATCACTATGTCCATAGAGTTAAGTGTTAAGTGTTAAGTGTTAAGTGTTGGCGTTGGCATCGCCCGACACCTTTTTGGCATCCTTATTCTCGTCGAGCGTAGTCAGCATCAGCATCGGCACGTCTACCGTAGCCCGTTCATTCCACTCGTTGTAGTGTAGAATCACGTGGTAAGGCTTCGTCATCACGTCGTGCCAAGGCTTCTCCAGAGCCTGCTTCAGCGTGAAGAGCTCGCGCTTGTCGCTGCCCGAGTTGTTCATCTGGCTCTTGCCAGGAGTAGCACCCACAAGGTTAGGATGCACCCCATGGGCGAAGCATAGAGCGTTAGAAGCCTCGCTCATGTCGTCGCTCCAGTTGCCGCCCTCCTTCTTGCCAGCATCGTTCAGGGGCACTATGCGCACCATGCGGTTCTCCTTGCCGTTAGGGTCTACGTAGTAGCCGCTTATCATAGCCTTGCCGGCATTCTCTATGCCCGTCACGAAGTCTATGATGTTCTGCTTCTCCTGCTCCTTACGCTCACGGCGCTTGCGCTCGTCGCTTATGCACTCGTTGTCACACACGTTGTCCCAGTAGTCGTCGTGCACCTCTATCTGAACCCTCGGAGCCGACGTGTTCTTTATCATGTAGCGCTTGCCTATACCTATCAGCCGGTATATGTCAAACCACGCATCCCTGAATATCGACGAGTAGTAGGGCAGGGGGTACACCTGGCAGCCCGGAGTCGCCATACGGCTCACGATGGCAAACTTGCGCTGCTTCGTCGCCTTCAGCTTCAGACCCGTAGCAGGGTCTGGTTCCTGCCCCATGCGCACACGCAGGTCGCCCAGCGGGTCCCAGTAGTCAAGCAGCTCTATACACTCTATGTTCTGCTCGTTGAAGAAGCCCAGCCGCCAGTCGCCGTAGAACACATGCTCAGCATTCCCCGACGGCGTGCTACCACCATACTCAAAGCGGCAGTACGCAGCATCCTTGTTGCGCACCTTCACGATCCTGGTGCCGTCGCGCGAGAGTATTATCACAGTCACCGAGAACGAGTAGAACTTCATGTCGGTAGCCTGCTCCAGAAACACCTCCTGCAGCGAGTTGCGCAGGCAGAAGTCCAGTATCTCCTTGTCCGCGATGTCGAGCTTCGTCTTGCGGTCTACGAAGCGCAGACCCTGCCCGTAGCACGAAGTGACGTTAAACTGCTGGCACTGGGCAGTCACCATATTGCTCATAATCTCTTTGCGCACACGGTAGGGCAGCTGGTCGTCGCCGCCCCATTGCACATATTTGTATGCACGGCCACCCACCTTGATGTCGCGGATGCCCTGCGCCCCCGGCACATCCTCGTCGTCCATCACCTCGCACGAGTCGCCACCGTACTCCGAGTTCACCGAAGCAGCAGCCGACGAGGTGCCGAAGCCCGACGGCACAATATGGTAGCGGCGGAAGCCATCAGCATCTGGCTGGGCCGAAGTCGCCTGCAGAGTAGTATTACTGTTTGTCATAAGAACACACGTTTATTGTTAATGAAGAATATGAAAATCTGGGGCAGCGTGCGCAGCTCACGGTTCTTGGGGTTGCGCAGACGGATGTAGCCGCCACGCCAGTTCACGTGGTGCACCAGCCACCCCTTATAGTGCAGCACCTTGCCCGTGCCCCCCTCCCACGCCATCACATCGACGAGCGTGCGGTGTTGGTAAGCCTGGTCAAGCAGGCGCAGCATGTCGCTGAAGTGTATTGCGCCCATTACTCAAAGGTATTGTCGAATGTGTTGTCGAAGATACGGCCCGAGCGCAGCACGTCAACGACGTTGTGGTTGCGCTGGGCATACTGGTACGTGAAGGTGAAGCGGGGCAGCTCCTCGTCGTCGTTGCTGTATTCCGACTTCGAGTCGGTTATGGTCACCTCCTTGCCCACGTTAGCGTGCCCGTCCTTGAAGTTCACCACGTGCACCTCCTGCGAGCGCAGCAGCTCGTCGGCCCAGTTAGCCATCGCAAACGTCATGATGCCCGTGTCTGCCTTGAACTGTCGGGTCTCTACGATGTTGTAGTTGCGGTTGTAGCGGCCTATGTAGCCACTGTCACGCTTGTATGTCGGAGCCACCGTATGCGTACCCGTGCAGTAGAGCAGCTCCTCCACGCCAAACGAGTTAACGAAGACCAGAACCGGGGCACAGTCGGGCTCGTCAAAGTCGATTGTGAACCGGAAGCTGCGCTCCCCGGCCTGGACATCATAACATACCAGAACCTTGCCCTCAGCCACAAACTTGTTAGGCGAAACATCGAGAGTGGTATATCGGTCGTTGCCGGCAATCACCGTGCCGTCGAACACCTTCGTCGAGCCGTCGTCATATTCAGCCGTCACCTTAGCCGCCTCCGTGCCTATATAGTGCAGGTATTCCAGGCGGTTCAGTGCCGTCACCTTCTCGCCCTCAAGCAGCGTCAGGAAGCGTTTCGCCATAAAGTCGGCGGCACCCATGCCTATGTCGGCAGCGCTATATATTATGTCGGCGCTTATCGTCTTGGTGTCAGCAGCGTCTGAACCCTCCGTCTGCTCCACTATCTTTATGCCCAGCGCAATCTTAAGGCTCCGTCGGGCGTAAGGGCCCAGCAGGCAGTCGAGCTCGCAGAGCTGTATCTTACCCCCTACGGGATACAGACGCTCGTTATATATCTCCTCGCCGTCTACCGTCATCACCACGGCAGCACGGAATCCGCCTATCGAGAACTCAACATCGGGGATGTTGGCTGAAAAGCACGTAGCAGGAATTGATTGAGTGATTGTTATCATCGTCTTTGTTTTTTATCTTATGCAAAGATAGCGAAGCAAGCCCCAACCTAAGAATACAAAAAAGCGGCGTGCCCTATTCGCATAGAACACGCCGCCAGACAATGTAAAAAAATGTACTATATGATATTACAATAATTGCAAGCTACTTTAACAGACCCTTGAAAGCCTTTTGTATGCCTGCACGTTTAACGTCATCAGAAGGATGGCAATAAGTGTCCATCGTAATCTCAACACCGGCATGCCCGAGTATTGAGGACACTGTTTTCACATCGACACCTTTCTCTATCATCTGGGTAGCAAAGGTATGTCTCAGGCAATGGAAATTTAAATACGGAACTTTAGCCGCCTTGAGCATCTTCATATACCACATACGCAGCGTCCTTGGACTGGTTGGCTTACCAGTCAGCGTAGCTATAAAATATTCACCTGGGTATATTTTTGCATAAGCCTGAAGTATCTTGCGTAGCTTAGGTATCAACGGAATAAAGCGGTCTGAAGTAGCACTTTTCGGAGATTGCAGGCAGCGAGACATTACATATTCCTCGTCTGGACGGAGAAGCTTTTGGACTTCCTTGGTCACAGAAACACATGTGCGCTGTATGTGCATCAAGCCCTCGTCAATATCAATGTCAGAAAACTTCAGACCACACACTTCGCCTATTCTTAGCCCCGTGAACATCGCCACAACAACGGCAAGCCCACCCGGGCTTGGATTACCCTCGAATACCCTTATTATCCGCTCATACTCATCCACTGAGAATCTTTTCACACGTGAACGTGTAGCACCCTTTATACGTGAATTAGATACATTCTTTATCCTCCAGTCGATAGAAGGTAGATTGTCTATACATAGTTTTTTGTCAGCATAGCGCATCACCATCCTATAAACCATAAGCAAGTCACCCATGTAATTACTGCTCATGCCAGAATCACGTAGCCTATCGAAAATAGCCCTCATTGTGTCCTCGTCAAGAGTGCGGATGTCAGTATCATCAGCGATAAAACGAGAAAAAGTCTTGCGATCATTAAGGTAAGCGGCGACTGTTGTCTGTTTCACCTCTGCCTTATGCTCATCAAGCCAACTGTCATAAACCTCAAAAAAAGTCATATCTTGACCACCCCCTTTCATTTACATTGTTCAACAATAATATCGCCCGCCTCTGCCTTCACAACATCGCTAAACCCGAGAGCATCGTCACTCCGGTTTAGTAAAATATAGCGGGCCTTGACGGTACCCTCAAGAACGTCGCCATGGTAGACATAACCCATTATCCCACGTATGCTTAGGTTTAGCAGCAGCAAAGGAATGGCACGGTCGGACAACTCCCATACACTGATCATGTGCTGTGAAGGATAATAGTCCCACGGTATGGCACGTCTGCATTGCTCCCACCATGCGCTTATTATAAGCCCCCCGGTGCCTGCTGTAGGCTCATGTATAGTACCCACGGTAGGTAATGCAATCTTTGCCACAATCTCGGAAACCTCCACTGGAGTGAAGTCTTGTTTCTGCTTCTTGCGTTGCGCGAACTCCTCTTCATACAGCTGTCTGAACCAGTCGAAGCTCATGTCGTAGCGATTGACAGAGAGCAGCTCTCTGTATACAGCATCGCGCCGCTCTCTGTCGCCCATGACGATATTCATAGCAGCCTGCGGAAGATTTATAATGTCTTCTACGTTGAATATTCTGCAACAATCGTCTTTGTTCATAATAATCTCAATTAACCCATATAATTCATGTCGCGCCAAATCTCCCAACGTAGCGAGCCGTCGGCAGCAGTCTTCAGCCGATAGCCCTTATGGCGCATATATATCACGATAGTGTGCAGGTCTACCGGCATGATGCTGTCCAACTCGGCGGCTATGTCGTCGGTAGTCTTATACTCCGGCGTGAGCGGTTGCCCTATCTCGCTGTTGCCCGGATCGGCAGAGCGGGATGCGAAATAAGCGTCGAGCAGCTCAAAAGTGAACTCTTCAATCTCTTGGATTTGGTCTTTGGTCTTGTCATTATCTTCTTCTCTCATCACAGTGCGTTTTTAAGTTGTTGAAGTTGTCTACTAAGCTCATCGACATTCTGCGCCATGTGCGCAAGGTCGCGCGCCTCAGGCAGCGAAGCCTCTATCGTGTCGTTGAGCAGATGGGTCACTACGTCACGCAGCAGCTCTATCTTCTGCTCCAGTGCCTCCTTGTCATTTAACCCTGCGGGGATATTCTCAATTGCAATCATTTTTCGCCTCCTTTGTTAAGCATCAGACCCATACAAGCAATACCATATAATATAGAGAGTTGGTGACCGCGTTTTGCGCGTCGGCGATAGCTCATGCCTTTAATACGATCTCTTGGTGTCACCTTAGACTCGACTTTACACTCATACTTTCTCTCTGCCATCTTCTTATACATGCGATATACACGATGCATACCATGTTTCACATTCATTTCTCGCCTCCTTTCTCTTCCAAAATGTTGTTATAATAATCTGCCCACATAATGCGGTCGGAACTTAGAGGCGATGCGAAAAGATAAGGCTCGCCCCCCTCAGTCTTGTAGAATAAGCCCTGGATTGGCATAAACTTGACGACGCAGACCCTCACGTAAATACCCTTAGACTCAACTATCTCACCGATGTCGAGATTGTTGACACGCCTCAGTCTGCCCAATAGGTCTGTGCCCAACTCGCTATAAAGGGTTGACATACGACGGCCCTTGCGCGGACACACCTTGTCTATGCGCTGCAGTACCTTCATGACATTGCGCTTGAGCAGCTGGAAGTCGTCGGTGCGAAACACCAAACCGTGTAGAGCGCTGTACAGCACATTGCACACTTCTCTCTGAAAACGGTTTTCGAACGATGTTGTTGTATTTACCAACACCATAGAGAACTTGTCGATGTCTCGCTCTACGCAAACCCCTGCCTCCTTGTTCTGGGTATTCATGCCTCACCTCCTTTCTCCTCAGGATGCTCCACGTTGAGCTTATACACGTTGTAACCCGCTAGGGCTACACACAGAGCCGTCACGAGCAGGCTCACGCCACTCAGCGCAGCCCCCACAGTCATGAGGCCGAAAGCCCCGTACACACGTAGCCCCTCAAGCCGAGTCACCTCCATGCCGAACATATTTGTCATTACTTTGCTCTTTGCGTTGAGCCAAGCCTCGATCGAGGCCTTGCCGATGCCCAACGGGCGCAACTGAGCCGTGCGCTGAATTAATGCAGTTGTTTGCATAATATAGGATGTTGTAGCCTTATCCCGGGAACCGCCCGGTACGGTTGACGATAGGGTACGAAAAAAGCGGCTCGCACTTCCTCGTCTGCTACAACATCCATGCTTTCCGCCACAAAGGGCAATAAAAACACGTGGAAGGCGAACCGCCGTATTCTGTCTGTCTGCATCTCCACACTATGCGGAGTGCTCCGCATAGACAAAGGGCGTACACCCCCGTGCTGATGCGGCAGTTATGGACAAAAAAATAAGCCCATAACCTAAGAAAAATGTTGGTCGGGCTTGAACATATATCCTCGCCCTTTGTCTATGCGGAGTGCTCCGCATGAATATTGTAGCGATGGCAAAGGTAGAGAATAAGATTGAAACGGGCAAGCGTTTTGACGAAAAATTTCAAAAAAAAGTTTGAGGATTGTATGGTAAGCAGTATATTTGCAGAAAAACATATTATAATATGCAAACAGAACAAGACATCAGAGACCTGCAGCGCAGATTAAGACGACTGGAGCACTCGCACAACACATGGACAATGGTCGTTACATTAATAGCCGTAACAATGGCTTTTTGTGCCATATCGGCCACATACACACACCACACGCTACGGCAGCAGATGAAAGCCCGTAGCAATATGGTCGAAAATATCAAGTAGACCGGCAATCGTGGCAATGATGCCGGCAGTCACTGCCAACAGCCATTTAATCCTCTGCCAAATCCTGCGACGGCGCTCCTTGCGTCTACGCTTCATAATATCCTTATAATGCCTACGTCTCTCGTCGTCAGACATAGGATAAGCAACATCGTATATACTATCTGTAGGTATAAACATTTTACGCTTGTGGTCTAATAACCCCATAATCTTATAAATCTAAAAGCCCCCGATGCGTAACGCATCGAGGGCAAGTGTCAAAAAAATAAGTCATTACAACTTGTCAGCCGTCATTCTCAGACGGTTTGCTATATCCACAAGCGCACCCTTGAGACGCTCGCGGTCAATGTCGCTGAAGTCGTCGGGCTTGCCGTTGTTACGTCCGCTGAACTTATGATAAAGCCAGCTGCGCGATTTACCGAAATAGTTCTGTGCGAGATACGCCCAATTAATGTCCTCGTACACATCATTGAGCACCTGGCGCACTGTTGTCTGCTGATTTACGATTGCATATTCCATATTTATATCTTTTTTATGCCCTCCCCCGAAAGGGAGGGCTTTGGTTTATTCATTCTCCATAAGCTCGTAGACCAAATCCATAATGTAGAATTCAAGTTCTCGTGCTCCGTTAGGGTAGGCTTTTCTGTAATTCCTGATAGCCTCAATCAGTTCTTTTTCTTTTTCTGTGTACTTCATAACTTATTTATTTTGACAATGCAAAGGTAATCATCTTTTGATTATTACGCAAATATTTTAACACAAAAATCATCAAAAGATTATTATTTAACAATCAAAAAAGCCCCCGATGCATCTCGCACCGAGGGCTCAACGAGTTCTTTTAATCATGAAACGTTGCGAAGTCAGAACTTGCAGCGGTCATAGTGCCGCATGGTCGGGCGGCGGTGTTGAATATATTAAACAGTGACCATTTCAATATATAAATGAATGCTGCGAATTAGAAACTTGCAGCGGTCAATTCTTTAGTAATGTTGCCGATACACTCAGCAAGGCGGTTGTAAGTTTTCTCACCGGCATTTTTCAACCCACTCGCATATTGTCGCATAAGCGAAGGATTGATGCCGGCACGCTTAGCGATGTCGGTAACATTGAGAAAGGAGAAGTAGTTGAAGAACGAAACGAGGTCGAATGTGTATGTGAATTCTACGTCTTCAAACACCTCGCCGCTCTCTTCGGCATCAGCTTTAGCCTCTTTGTAGCATTCAAGCAAATCTCTCTTTGCGTCAGCCACAGTTTTACCGCAGCCCGAAAGCATTGTGTTGCCGTTTATCTCCTCGGCTGTGCGACACCAGAAATAGCCGTCGCTTGCCTTCTCCACAACAATAGTTATTACTCTCATATATTATATTTGTTAGATTCGATGAAAAACGAGCTCCAAAAACACACAGACCATTATAAGAAAAGGAGATGAAAAGGGGTCGGCCGATAATCCGACCCCTAATTTCATGCAGACAAGTTTTTGAGAATACTGTTGGCAGTTCCCTTAGGAATCTCGCCCGGATGTCTCGGAACCCAATCTGTTTTACCAGTCTTAGGATTAATCCACTTGTCGTGGCGACCGCCACTCCTAACAAAGAAGCAACCAGCTTCTGTCAGTCTTTTTTCTAATTCTGATCTTTTCATTGTTTTAAAGAACTCGTTTGTCTTATTGACAATGCAAAGGTAGCAAAAAAGTTATAAACCACCAAATGTTTAGGTAACTTTTTTGTTATATAAATACAAAAAAGCCCCCGATGCTTTCGCACCGGAGGCTCCTCGATGTACGCTCGGCATGAGCATTGTCTAACGGGTGGAAGTCCCGAGCAAGCCCTAATAGCGGGAATTGCATAGTCAAAGGCAAGGGTGTCCATCGTGAGGTGGAATCTGAAGGAAGCTGGCGACAAATATCTGACCTAACGGACAGAAACTTCATATAAGGCATTTGACCATGGATAAGATTGCATCACAAATCAAAGTCCTATTGCTATTCGGAATGGTTGGTGTAAATGAAGTAGGTATAAGATGGAAAGACAATGCCCTTATCCGAGGAGGTCTCACGGACACTTCAAATAGTTTTTTTTTACGAAAGAAGCGGAGTAAAGCTTGCCGTGAGAAGTCAGCAGACGCCATAGTAGTGCAATACTCGATAACATTGCATGAAGGGCTGAACCTAACAATTAAACGATAGTAATTGAAACATACCTTATGAAGGAAAGAATGCAGAAAACATTATCCCAAGTTAATGGCTGCCCCCAAAGAGATAGGTCGGAAACCGAATGGTATG